GGAGCCTGTTCTAAGCCGTTTTGAGGGTTTGTAGTCATATCTAGTCGGTACTCTCCTGATAGTGGCTTATTGAGCCGTTTTTGGGGGCAAAAGATCCAAGGGGGGTCATGGGTGTCGGAGGGCTCTCAAAAAACCTACCCCCCTTCTGTAGATTACATTTTTTGCACAACGATTGCAGGTTCTCTAGAGAGTCTACAGCTTCTCCTGCCATTAAGCGTCTAGGTATTATGTGATCGACATGAGTGGCTTCCATGCCACATCTTTGACACGTGTACCCATCACGCTTTAACACTATCAACCTAAGCCTTCTCCATTGTGAGGTTGATCCATCATCTCTTAACGCTGATTGCTTAGCCATTAATGATAGTTATTCTTTTGAAAGAACTCCCATGCTTTGCATGGTGATCCATATCTGTTATCGATGTACTTCAATCCCCATCGCACTTGCTCCTCAGCTGTTGCATCTCTTAGATACTCTGATCTACCCTGAGGTATACCCCAATGACTACCTGAGTTTGCTTTCCAATTCCATGCTGATTCTTTTCCATAGAGCTTACCTAAACAACTCATCTGGGTTTTATCATCTACTAATACAGCTGCATATTCTTTTATTGTCAATCTCTTTGCCTCTACAGGTGCATCGGCATAAGCCGGTGTAAACAGAGATATCCCAATAGCTACTAGCACCCCGCGACCTACCCGCCTCAGCGGGTCGCGGTGAGCCCTTGATGGGCTCTGCGTCGATAGCGTACCATCGATGTCAAGCGCATCTGTAAAAGTGCTGGTCAGAGCGGTGTTTCGTTTCATACGTTCTCCAAATCTGCAACTGCTGTTCGGATGATTACTACTGCTTGTTTAAGTCCTTTTTTACGTCCAAGGTTCTTTTTCCAGCAAACATCGCCTGCAGCTGCTTCGTCTCGATTCGCATCCAGCGCATCCTCAAGATCCATAAGTATCTCATTGATTAATTCCCAACCCGGAAACTGGGGCAGACTCATTGATGTCCCCAACCTGTTCCTTTAAAGGTTATGCCAAACGTTCCATAAACACGGCGCATAGACTCACCACAACATAACGGATCAGCTTCCTCATGAATGGATCTCTCCATTTCTAGGCTGATTTGGCATTTGACGCATTTGTATTCATAGATCGGCATATTGAGCATCTTCCTTTCAGAAACATCCAACCTCCGCAGCTTGTGCATCTGGTAATTTCATCGGTTGGCACTAGATCAGCCAATATCGGCATAAGATCATCAAGTCTGGCAAATGCTAGGTATTGACCAGCATCCTCTCCTTGACCATTGCATCTCATAATAACCATTGGAAGTTTTCCACTGGCGTTTGATTCCGCTTGCTTAATCCAGGCTAACGGCTGAAAGTCTGAACGCGCTTTAACCTCGATGCTAAGAGTTGGGATGTTGAGGATGTCCTCACCTTGCCTGCCAGCCCCTGCGGTGTCTGCATATGGAAACCATGTTTTAAGGTAATCGGCTATAACCTTTTGAGTGCGATAGCCTCGATGTTTTCGATGATTAGCCATTGACTGCGTGACATCTCTTACAAGTCCACGTAGCATTTTGTGGAGCATCAGCGTTTTCAGCCTTAGCCAAATGAGCGATGATTACTTCCTCATTGCACAACTGGCAAGATACGGACATGGACATAAGGTTCATCCATTGACCGTTTACATTGACTTCAACGAATCCCATTATTTGCCTCCTCAAAACAATCTAAAATGTATTGTCGAACAGATAAAACAAACGGATACTCTGCTGAGTTCTGCCATCTTTTGATAACTTCTATTTCGTCGCTGACACTACGCAATGCATCATTAAATCCATCGCGATAAGCTTCCTTGTACATGAAATCAAGAGTTTTATTCATCATGCTCTCGCCTTCTGCTTGCCCCATTTGCCATTGGATTCAAGGTTGTACCAACGTGTAGGGCAGTTTTGAGCCGGTGCTACATTGCCACCAGGACAAAAGAATCCGCCCCAAGCGCGTCCGTTCTTTTCGCCCTCTTTCCACTTCATGTCTCCATGCTCACACTCTTCATGGTTCTGGACTCCGAGAATGTTCTCAACATTGGCAATAGCCTCTGCTGCACTAATTGCCTGAGGTTGATTAGGATCTCCGTAGATTGGCTCATTACTCCAAGGATCAGCAGCTAGTGCTTCCTCTTTTGTTGCAAAACTTGGAACTTCCTTTGCCTTGGCAATGTCCTTGGCAGTTAGTCGTTCCACTTTGCTCATTTCTTCTCTAGAAGGTCTCTTACCTTTAGCTGCGTAACCTCCATTTGCAAGCGCCCGACCGATCGCGCTAGTCTCGCAATTTTCCAGCGCTGAAGTTGAATTAACACCACGATCAGTAACCTTCTCCTCAGCGTATCCGGTGGAAAACGCCACGCTATCTGCGAAAGTTCTATATAAGTATGCTTTAACAATGAATCGATCATTCTGAAAAGACTCCAATTCTGTGCTTATTCTGAAATCAGGAAAGTCCTTGATGAACTTCTCTAGACGGGTTTCAACTGTCTCGTAATCTGCTAAATTAAACATTCGGTAATTCATCCTGTCCCATTAGATACTCGGTTTGTTCCGGTAGTGACCAGACTGTACCGTCTGCCCATGTCTGAACCTCGATAGCACACGCATTACAATAATGACGGCGTACGCCCTGACTTCGAGGATGATTGCTTATTACTGTATAACTAGCGCCTTTTTGACCTAGCATAGAATTAGTGCCATATCTGACTTTGCAGTAATCACACCAAACGCCAGGAGCAGCTTTAATAACTGTCAAGGTCACTCCAATCAGTTGATGCAATTTGTCCAGCGAGCGCAATGTATGCTGCGCCGTCCTTGTAACTGTCTGCGTGGAGGCTTGTCTCTTGTAGGCGTGAGATTTTGACAAGTGCCATACAGATTGCGACTTCGTGAGGCTCGATGTTACGTTCAAGGTAGGCTGACCAGAGTTTGGCGATTCGAAGGTGATTGAGAGCTGCCAAGCCGTAATCTTTGCCTCGGTCTGCGATGAGGTCTTTTGCTTCGTCAAGGATGTCATTAGCGCGCATTTTCACTCACGCGCTGATAGTTCTTACCAACTACAACGCCCTCACGTTTGCCCTCATTAAAGCCTTGACCCCAGCCAACTAAATACCATAAGAAATTAGCAGCTAGTAATAACAAAATTACTGGTACTTGTAGATCCATTTGATTTGCTCCCGTTCTTGTAACCATTGTTGGCTACTGGATTACGGTCTCACATCTGACAGACAATTACACGTTTATTTTGATAACGAAACGGTAACGATTTAGCCCCAGCGTTTACCTTGATAAATAAATGATCCGTCCTTTGGATCGATTGGGATGAGTTCAGGCGTAAAGCGCTTACCATGTAAAGTGCCAACAACAAAACCCATTTGCCAGTTCGCGTATCCCTTTGTATAGCCCATTCCAGGACTAGATAGATCAACCAGGTTGCCAACTTCAACACCCCAGACAATGCGCCCGTAGCGCCCGTTAGAGGCTTCAGAATGTGCAGATAATCCAAGTCTATGGGTATGCCCTGACACGACTGATTTGCCCATACGAACGGCTCCATTTAGGGCAGTTTGACCAGGTTTGTTTGATAATGGAAAAGCATCTCCATGGCAGGTATGCCATCCTGGAGCAAAGTCAAATCCATTTGGATGGTATTTGATTCCCGCTTTGTCATAACCCATAAACTTGTCATAACGCAGCTCTGGAAGGTTCATAAACGCCGGTAAACGACGTGATAATGACTTATAGACGCGAGCGCCGTGGTTAGATCCAACAACATCAGTAACGCCTAAGTATTCGAGGATGTCTAAAGTGAGTTTGCGATCCTCATCGATGTTACCTTCGACCTCTTGCCATGGTTGAGCAAATCCACCGAGTTGAGGTAGATCAATCTCGTCACCGATACAAATGGTTTGGTGAGGCTTATAAGCCCTTAAAAACTTGCCTAGATTCTTGACTGCTGCTTCATGAAAGAACGGTGCCTGAATGTCTGAGATCCAAGCAATTCGTTTTACGGTCATTAGTCCTCGTCGTCGTCCTCATAATCCCCAAACTTCTCGGGATCAACTGGGTCTGGCAGAATCCATCTTGGATACGAAGGGACGTCGGTAATCATAAACAACGCCAATCCCTCATTAAAACCAGCCTTACGCAAAGATTTGTAATACTCGTTTAACGCAATGCAGTAAGCATCGAGTTTTGAGTAGCCTTGATCCTCTAGCGCTTTAGTTGGTTTTCTTGCCATGTGGATAAGTGTCCCTTACTTTTTTAATAACTCCAAGATGTCCTCTTGGCGTGTCTCTATTCTTGCCAATCGGTCTGCGAGAGATGATCCACCATTCGGCGTAAGAGTCCACAACCAACCGCGAACCAGATAACGCAAACCGCCAACAAAAATAGCAACCGTCGAGGCAATGGCGAGAACAAGTCCCGCCCAATCATTTGCTGTCACTTCTTTTTGCGATCAACTTCATCAATAGCAGCTTCTACTGCATCAGCGACAATGTTGCCGACTGACTTCTTAGCGCGATAAGCCTTTAGAGCAGCGCGAATTGCAGGGATTGATGCAAGTGCCAAAGCACCGATAATTAGTTCAGTCATTAGTTGCCTCCTAGCATGGGGATTTGGAAAAAGTCAGACGCCTCATCAGCTGCTTTAGTGAACGAGACGTGACAATGATGATTGTGCTTATTAATGCCATCGTAAGGACGCCAAGCCCAACCTCTTTTAGAGGATGCGATCTTTCCGTTAAAGATGACATAACTGATTCGCTTTGGATGAGCCTTGCCGTATTGACGAATCTGATCTGCAAGATCGGGCATGAGGTCAGGTTTTGCTTTGCCGGATAGGTCACGATCGATGTCAATGGCACGAACCCAACCCTGTTCATCAGGATTATGATCTGACTTGCGCGCAGAGTGTCGTGTATCGCCGATCCAGCCATCGGAAGTGCGATCTCTATCTGGGAAGGCATCATCGATTTGTTCCCTTAACTGGACTGCAGATTTTGATAAACGTGGTTTCATTAAAGACCCAATGCTGCCTTTAGATCATCAAGCGTTAATCCAACACTTTCTAATTTTTGTGCAACAGTTGGCTCAGGTGCAATTTGTGTTCCATTGTGCTTTGCTAAAACTTCCTCGGCTTTAACGAAATCCTTTTGTGCGATGTCTAAAAACAGATCGCCATTGCCATCTAGGAAAGGAAATCCAGTAACTGATACGCCTTTAGCGGTCAATTCAGTAATTAGTTCTGCTCCGTTTAGATTTGCTGGTCGGGTTACTTTAATCATTATGCTCCTAAGAATGATGCGCCAAAGTGGCTTTCGATGCCTGAGTAAATTGTTGTTGTTCCGCCGCTATTCTGGAAAGCAACCGCTTCAACATAATCACCAGCAGCTAAGTTCAAAACTACTGACAAAACTATACCCTTTTGCAGTTGAGCAGATTCCTGCACACTTAGAACGGTGCTTCCGTTTTTCCAGAATCTAATTCTGTCAGAGTTTGCGATTGTTCCGTTTTCATAAAATGCGCTGAAAGTAAGCAGGTAGTACCCACCCTTGCCAGTTGGGATTGTAATGCGTGATGTATTTGTTGATGTGCTATGGAAACCATCTGTATCAAAAGTTTCTGCTTGCCAGGTGATTGCTGTATCTGTTGCATTTGACAATGACAAATCGCTAGTACGAGTTAATAAGCAACCTGAAAATGAACCCCCGGCTGGAGTTGTCCATGCTGGTACTCCACCGCTCACCGTCAAAACCTGACCAGTTGATCCAATACCTAAACGAGTATTTGTGTTAGCAGTCGATGATCGGTATTCGATGTCACCCAATGTTGTGGATGGGTTAAGCGCTTTTGTGGTCGTATCGATAGAGGAGCCAAGCGTACGAATAGCAGCTGCGCCATCTTTGACAAGGCTAGTGTCGTCTGGAGTGCTCCAGTTATAATTAGTGGTCGTTGCCATGTTTCTCCTTTATCAGGCTACTATTGTAGCGTTAATCCATTCTAGGGTTGGGCTTAAAGTGTTCCATGTCTCGGCTGCTGAGACTCCGTTCCAACGTGTGGACTGAAGGCTGTAAGCCGTTGGTGAAACCGTTAAAGTCAAATAAAGCGCGTTGTAACCAGCGCTAAAAGTCCAACCTTCTACAAAGCCTTGGAATTGACCATTAGTGATGTTAGAAGGTAAATCGGTAATGTTTACCGGCATACCCATAAACACCTGTAACAAGTCATCTCTATCGCTATCATCGATCTCAGGACTAGATAACGGAAAAGTGATTGACTTGAATTGAGCCTCTGGGAAAGCGCGTAAGGCTAAGTAAAATTGAGCCTGCGATAAAGCATCTGCTCCATTTTCTAAAGAAGTTGTAATTTCATAAGCCTGTTGTCCATAAGTGGCAATTGATGCGGCATTAGATGCAGATTCTTGAGCATTAGCCTTGTAAGTAATTGTCACGTTATTACGGACATCGCCTGAGCGCTTTGATGTGCGGATTCCGCGAGCCAACGCATGATTACCAGTTAAATCTACATAACCATTGCTGGCTAAGTAAGAGCTGCGATGAGTACTGTCGGCATACCCGATTCTGCCCTGTGAATCCTCAAAGAGGTATCCGAGTCCAGATGTGGCTAAAGAGGATACAAGGCTATAAATGTCTGTAGTGTTAGCAGACCGAGAAGTTAATTCGTAATCACCAGGTTGATCGATGTCGCCAAGCCCTGAGTTCTCAGCATCTGCCCAGGTTGTTGTAGCGCTGTAAGTTGCCCAAGTTGTAGCAGCTGGTACTTCATTCCAAGTATTGAACAAGGCTTGACTGAGAATGGTGTAAATCTGATCGCCATCATAAGCCTTGCTTAAAACGCCTTCTGTGAGGGTTTTAGGGAGTTTAGCCAAAGCACCCAAGGCAACTACCTTGATACGCTCTGAAATGGTCGTAGCGGACGCCTGAGTGACCTCTACATCGATGTCTGTGACATAGCCACCAAATAGGTTTACAAATGTTCCGCTTGAATCTTTGACCTTGATTGTAATTTGATCATTGATGTCCATAACAATGGGTGACTGGTCAAGGTTAATAATCTCGACATTGCAATAACCTGCATAAGGTTGAGAATAAATGTCCTGGCGTCCAGAGGTAATGGTGAGATTGGCAAGTGTGACGTTTGTGTAATCGCCACCGCCATTGATTGTTACTTGCCATTCGGGAGTCCATTGACTCATGCGATTAGAGCCGATCCAGCCCCACCGCCACCGCGGTATGAGGACTCGTTGATGATTTCTACGATCTGGCGGGCTACGCCTTCTTTGTCCAAGGCTCCAGTTACATTGATGTTGTAAACAGGTGCCATGGATGCAGATTCAGCCAATCGGAAAGATCCAGCATTAAATGAACCAATAGCCGTTGACGCTGTTGCAGCGCTAGATGCAGCTGAGGCTACTGAACTTGTACTGGTTGTTGTACCAGTTGATCCACCGCCTCCGGTGCTAGAAATAGTTGGTGCCGTGTAAGTTGGTGTGCTTACCTTTGGCGCTGAAACTGTTGGGGTTGTAAATGAAGGCTTAGAAATTGTTGGGATGTTAGGCAAGATTGGGATTGCGTTGTAAGCCTTGATAAGAGCATTGATGCCGTCGATGGCACCTGAGACCAGAGTGCGGATTACATTGATAACTCCACCTACGATGTCAACGACACCAGCAGCAATCTTTGCAACGAATGAGATAGCCCCGCCCAAAGCCACCGTAAATACTGGGACGATGTAATCAACGATAAATGAACCAAGTGCTTGAAAAGACTCCTTGTTGCGATCAATCGCATCCTTGATTGGATCAAAGAGTTTTGCAAACTTTTCAAAGCCTGGAACAATCTTGTTTAGAATAATGTCGATCAAAGATTGAAGGATCGGCAATAGACGGTATCCGATTGCTTCTACTGACTCATCAAAGGCAACTTTTAGGCGATCCATACGACCCTGGTAAGTCTCGGCGTTTTTAGCAGCTGCACCACCAAAAAGATCGCTTAGTTTAGTTTGAACATCAGTAAAACTCATTGCTTTTAATTCAGCACTAGACAAGCCAACGCCTAACTTTCCAAGCGCAGCGGTATTTCCATCGTAAGCCTTGCCCAAAGCGTTTGCTACGCCTTCGAGTGGCTTACCTGTCTGAGTTGAGATGTCAAGAGCAAGAGCAAGTAATTCCTGAGCCTTGCTAGTTGAGTTTGTACTTAAAGCCAAACGAGCAAGCGCTGGACGCAGTTGGTCATCAGCAACACCAGTTGCACGAGCCATCTTGTCGATCGATGATTCAGTAGCTGCAATCTGTTCCTTAGTAGCACCTGTCGCGTTCTCTAAGGCTGAAGCAAGTTTAACCTGGCTTTGTTCATCTGCCAAAGCAGCTTTAACGCCGTCTACGCCAATCTTGACTGCATAGGCTCCAGCAGCAGCAGCAGCCGCTAAAAATGCAGCCCCGGCTACCTTGCCAAACTTTTCTAACTTGCCAGCGGATTCCTCTACATCACCATTGGCTGCTTTTAACTTCTTATTGAGATCATCGACATCACCAAGGATGGAGAGTTTAAGCGTTCTATCCTTACCAGCCATTATGTCCACTCCTTCAAAATCTTACTAAATGCTTCTTCCCATTGAGCAACAATTTGAGGTTGGATCCTTCTCAATGTTGGAAAAATAAAATAACCTTCATTGCCTTTTGCGCCTAGTCTAGGACTGCGCATTGGGAACTGCTTAAACTTTCTAGATCCAAACTCCATTGGTCCCCAAAGGATTCTGGTTGATCCGCCACCGCTAAACTTCTGACCAGCGAATCCATAACTGAACTCACCAATCTTAGAGGACTTGCTTATTCGAACTCCATCAGCAATACGCCTAGCAGCAATACCTGAAACCTGACGATTCGATGCTGCGACTTTAATTTGTTGAGAAGCGTATTCAGCCAAGTTAGAACTTTCCCTTTTAGCAGCTTCAGTTGCTTCCTCAGACATGGCTTTGAAAGCCTTGGTAATACCGCGTAAATCTGATTTGTCATAAGCGATCTTGACTTCACTTGCCATCCGATCGCTCCTTCAGTATTTCTATCGCGGTTAAAATGTCGTCTGCGTCCTCCCAGTATTGCATCGGTATCCCCGTCTCTATTGCTAGATTGACGAGGATCCGCCTTATGCTTCCTGGTTGGTGGCTTTTGGGCTATCGTCTCCGACTGTTACATCTGCAACTGTCTCAGACCAGATCTCGTAGGACTTAACAGGCTTTCCAGCATTTTCACGCTTGTAAGCGTTATAAGCCAAAAACATAAGATCCCAAATGCCAATCTTGTCATTAGCTTGAGAAATCGTGTTGCCAGTTGCCTTCTCCCACTTTGCCCACTCAGGAGGCTGAGCCGTATAAGTTGCTGAGTCTCCTGCGTTATATGTAATTGTGATTGGTAGTTTCATCTTTGCTCCCGTTGTTAGATTTTAACTGAATGTGTCTGCTGGTGTGCCAACTACTGTCAGCGCCCAAGTATCAGTCTGTGCGCCAGGTGCGCCACCGCCGACTGTTGGGAATACTGGCAACACGTTGCAAGCAAATACTGCGCCTGTAACTGCTGTTAGTGATACCGCAAGAGTTGTATTTGGTGCAGTATCAGCTGCTGTCCACATTGCTTCAAATAGTGATGAAACAGCACCCCAGTCAGCCAACAACTCTACGTTAAGAGTCCATTGATCGTCTGTGTGCTTGTAAGCCTTGCCATCGAGTGTCTGATAGACGTCGATTGTTGGGCTGTTTACGAGTGTGACGCTAGTTGTCTGAGCATCGTACGCTGTAGTAGCGATGGTTAGAGTTAGGTCGCGACCCGTGATAACTGTTGTTGCCATTGGGTTTTCTCCTTATGCCGTCTGCGTATACCAGGTGGATACGCGTATGTCCGCGACTAGCAAGTTACTAGCGCCTACCGTTGTAACTGTTGGTCGATCAACTACTTGGACATCATATCCAGCAGGTATAACCGCCACAACGCTTGTTATTAGTTGTTCTATGTTATCAAGACTTGCAGGATTGCTGTTGTAAGCAACTGCGCAAGTAATTGTGTAATTCAACTTGCATCGAAAGGTACTCTTGCCAATAGTCTCAAACTCCATGTAAGGAGAATCCGGTACGACTACAACCGCAGGAGCAGGAATCTGTTCAGGCACGTAACTAAATACGTTTGCTGAAACTCCGGATAGTGCGGTAGCAAGAGGAGTGCGAACTGCTGAGAGGATTGTGCTAGTCATTACTGAGCCATTGTCTCAACATCGATGTATGGTCCCAAAAGACCAACAACGCGATTAAACAAGCTGCGTCCCATTCGATAAGGAGACGGAGCAAAATCTACGCCTTCAATTTGTCCGCCTGGAGCAGTACGAGATTGAAATACTTCAACTGAAACTACGATGATCGCGGATTCAACCGCTGCAACTCCAACATATGTTGAAGCGCCTGTAAGTGTTGCGGATCCGCTAGGGATGACATTTCGTTCAAGAACATCGGCATTAGTGATGTCTGCTGTAAATGTGTACGCATCGACATCAGCATTGACTGTTCGAGTGC